TTAACCTGCCTTAATCTCGCCATGGGGAACCACAACCCAATCTATATGGTTTTGCGTATAGATCTTTGTCGACTTTGCATCGCTATGTGCCATTCGCCCTTGTGGATCTATTCCCTGCAGATCGAAAAGGTGAGCGGCCAAGGCTCGGATTTCGTGAAAGGTTGGTCTTTCATCCATTGGCATTTTGTCGCAGAGACCCAACTTGTCACGTACCGCAGAAAATGACCGGCTTAAATAATCCGGCGCAACTTGGGTAGGGTGGGAAACCTCTTTGCTGCGTTTAACCTGCCGCTCAGGAATCCGATGAACGACAAACGGGCTGGCCACGTTATCGCGGCTTTCGTCAATGATCCGTTTCAATTCTTCCCCGATCGGGATTGCGACATGCGAGGCCTCTTTCTTCTGTACTTTCTGGCGGTGGATGTACAGCGTGCCATAAACCCCGTTTTCCGGCTGCGCCAGCCATACACACCCGCAGACTCCATCCTTTGGCTTACTGATTGAATAACGGATTCGTGACACTTCAAGGCGCGCGTGCGTCGTCTGCAATGCTAAATCCATCGCGGTGCGTAACCAGGGCTCGGCGGCCCGCCGAATGGCTTTAAAGTTATCGAGTGAAAGACGCTGGCGTTTCTTCTCTTCGGTTCTTCGCATTTTTTTGCGTGTAGCAGGATTATCAAACATCAATGATTCATCGACCGCATACGAGAACAATTTTTTAAGGAAGCTGACCTTCCGGTTTTGTACGTTCGCTGATGAATCTGAGTGGTAATGTTTTATGTAGGCGTTCACATGCTCCAGCTCAATATCGCAAGCTGGTATGTTGTTAAAGAATTCCTTCACCCTTAGTGCGTCGTTGTTCCAGTCATCAAGCGTATTTTGCGACGGACGTTCATTTTCAATCGCACGCGCCATGATGTGATCAACATGCTCGGCAAATGGTTTAGCCTCACCCGATACGCCGCCAGAATCACGGATAAGCAATTCAACTGACGGAGCATTTGCCTGCCGCATTCTGAGGTTGTATTCGCGCGCAATAGCGATGGCTATAGCCCGATCTTTCCCTATGTTCTTTTTCTTCCCTGTAATTAAGGTGAATTTATAAACGCCGCGATCTTTATCAAATATTAGATAATCAGGTAGATGGCGGTATTCTCTTTTTCTTGGCCTTGCTGCCATGATTAACCCTCACTGATAAGCTGGCGAACCGCATGATTAACCATCGAGTCGACCCCCCATTTTTCAGATTCGAAGACGAAAACAGAGCCGTCGACGATTTTACCTGTGAGTAGGCCATTTTCGACCCAACGTTTAATGGTTCGATTATCCGGAATAGAGTCTTTGGTAAATTCGCGTTTTCCCCATTGACTCGCTTTCATAAGTTTTGCCATGGCAGGATCTCCATACAGCCCGGCTGCACCCGGGCGTGAGGTTTATTCTTCGGTGCTGGTGGCGGTAATAAGCTTTTGCCAGATTGCGGACACGTATTTTGCCTGGTGGCGAGCATCGGCCAGTGCATTGTGGGCTACACCATCAAATGGCATCTTGCGCTTAGGGTCGAAACCAAGTTGTTTGCCGAGCAACACCATGGTGCGCACGTCGCAGTCATTCCAGAATTGCCACGGGCAGGTTTGGCCGGCGCAGTCGTAGGCTGAGCGTAAAATCACATTGTCAAAGTTAGAACCATTACCCCAGACTTTCAGATATCGTGGGTTGTCAGAGTGACGGCTGATAAATGAACTCAACTCAGAGAGAGCAAATGTAATGCTTCTGGTATCGTCAGTACAAATAGCTGCTCGGGCCTCTGATGATTGTTTGAGCCACCACAGGATAGTATCACCGTCAGGTGTCGCCCCCTGATCCATAGCACTGGCGAGGTTAACGGCCATATAAAACTCTGCGCCCAACTCACTGCTTTTCGGGGCGAAGAATACAGCGCCGATCGCGACGATTGGTGCAGCAGGTTTATTGCCCATAGTTTCGAGGTCGATCATTAAATGGTTCACGCTAATTTTTCTCCTTTTTCTGCGCTGCAGCTAACATAGCCGCCAGCGCTGTGTTTTGATCCATTGCTTCAGTTAGTGCGGCGTAGGTAACGTCCAGACGAGTAGCGGTATCGCGCATTAACTTCGCTGATGCTGGTGGCAAATCTTGTGATGCGGCATGTGCAGCCGCAACGAGGTCTTTTACTTTTACGTGTGCCATTAGCGCCGCTCCACCAGCTGGTTAAAGCGATTCATGAACATGCCGTAAGACTGCCCAGGGCGGACAGGATTAATGACGAATTGGTCAGTGGGAATAATTCCGTCGAGCATAGGCCAGTGAGTTCCGTCGTCGATCTCGAAATCACGGCGTTCGCTGGCCAGCATGACTAAGTCAGCATATTTAACGGTTGGGTGCTGCTCTGCCGGCAGACCAAACTTTTTGCGGATCGCCGCATCAACACGTGCTTCTAGAACTTGGTAGTCGGGCAGTAATCGCTTGAGCGGTGCAGGGATGTCTTGCATATAAGCCTCTGCCGCATCATGCAGTAAAGCCTCGAGTGCGAATTCCTGAGGTACCAGGTGGCTAACCAGAACGCTATGCTGTCCAACGCTGTAGAACTCCGGCAGATGGCCGGCAAAGCGGCAGATGTGCGAAAGGGCTGTTGCAATGTCCTCAATGACGATAGCGTCCTCTTGAATATCGTTATAATTAAAGTGCTTGCCAGACAGTGTTTGAATAAAGCTCATCGTATTTCTCCGTTTAATAGCGCTCTGCACAGCGCTGAATTTTGGGTGTAGAAATCCCTCGCCAGGTGGCGATTAATTGCAGGATTACGCTTTAATAAATCCCCGCGGCGCCGGGGATTTAATGGAGAGCAATCAGGCTTTAAAGTTGCCGATAAAGGTTTCCACTGGCTTGCCGTCGAACTTACCAGTCAGCAGATCGCGGAACTCATTAGCGATAGCTTCTTCCTGGGCTTCCAGCTGGACGATACGCAGGACGAATACCGGGTCAGAACTTTTCAGCAGACTATTGCGCAGGCTGAATGCACGTTCGCCGAGTCCTTCATACGGCACACATTTGAACTCGAACGCTACCGGCATCACGTCTTTACTGCTGGCTTCGATACTCTGCATCAGCGATTTTTTGCCACTGAAATCACCATCCTCATGATCGGAGGCGTTAGTTTGCTGAATGGTGACGCGGCGAACTGCCTGTGCTGCCTGGGCGATTTTCATCGTGTTGCCGTCGGCATCGAAGGCAATAAGGTAATCGCTCCAGTCTTCCAGCCATTCGGCGATTTGCTTCTGATTGAGGTGATCGCCGTTGATCGACAGCAGCGCGCGGAACGGTGCGGTTTTTTTCAGTTTGATCGAAGCGACGTTATCAGCGTGGCCGGGATTATCAAGCGTGCCAATGTTGAAGATGGAGCGCGCCAGCATGTTATCGGCATCGATGAAGCAACGGGCTTTTTCGTCTTCCCGGGCATAACCAACGGAGTAGCGAACGAAATCGTCAATGCTGGTTGTGTCCATGGCACCGCGGAAACGGAAGCGCTCAAGAGCAAAACGCTCCAGACTTTCAACGTTGGTGTCTTGTGGTAGTAGGGCGGTCGGGCAGGCTAAGCCGTGGATATCGTTCAGGTGATAACCGGAAAGCACCAGGTCTTTGACTTGCTGAAAAGTACCGCTGTCTAACTGAGACATAAAAATTCCTTATTTACTGATTAGCGAAGTGGTATCAGTGAATTTGTGCGTGCGGTTCACTGAGCCGCTTTAAGCTTTCCGTCCACCGTACCGGTGATACCGAAGAGTTGCCCCTGATCCTCCTGCAGGATTGTTAGCTTGCCACCTTTGTTAACCCACATTGGTGTTTCGGTGGTGTCCTCCTCCGACGCTTTGCCGCGGGGAGTTGGGGTGCTGTAGTTCAGCTTGTGCTTAATCTTGACGCGCTTCTCTTCAACAGAGTTGCCCATACGCTCAAAATCAAAGGTGAGGACAACCTTGCCTTTGTTGCCGTTGTTCAGAACGCCGAGCGCGGTGGTATTAAGAGCCGCCGCAATCTTGTTCATGAATACGCCGGCGTCCAGTTCGCCCAGGAAATCGGGCACTACTGTCATGCGATCATTACTCATGGTTTTACCCTCTCGAAAGGCGGCTGCCACCGCCGGGAATTTCTTCATACACAACAGGGAAGAGCACCAGTTCAGAGCCTGAAGGAGAGAGGGTCCACGCTTTGAACTCGGATCCGGGCAGGGTTAGTTCCCGGTGCCGGTGGTGCTCTTCCCTGTTGTGTAAAAAAAGGGCCCATCGGAGAGACTGGGCAAAGACTACACACAGCAATTCGAGTTGTGGCGGTGGTGCCTCCACCTGCCGGGTTTAGCCAGTAACCGGCGACGTACACTGCCCGGAAACGCATTCATTGAACGGGTTTGGCTCGTCACGTGCGCATAGCCGCAATTACCACAACTGGAAGCGCACTCCTTCGATTACAAACCAGTCCCCACGACGGATGAAGATGGAATGCGCTTTCATGTTGTGTTAGCTCAGGTGTCTTCGGGCGGGGCGCCGGCGACCAACCGGCACAACCCCTACAGTATTAATCCAGGTTTACTGGACCCCCGACGCCGTGGGTTAAACGGCTGCTGTATGTCGGGTGAGTTTCTGTTGCTGGTGGTCAATCCAGCTCCGCAACCCCTCCCGAAGACACCTGAGGTAATTAAATTGCCTTGGCCGGCAGGCCGCTGACGTTACAACGTCTAAGAATATTACCGTTCTCAAATAGTAACGGTAACCAAAGGTACTCATCACGTTATTAAAGGTACCTTTGGTTACCAGAATGGTCAAGAGGGAAATGTACTTTTTGTTACTTTGACAGTTGAAAAAAAATCGAGCTCGCACCCGATTTTTTAGAAAAGAGGGGATTAAATATTTTGAGTTATCTGAACAACTTTGCCCACAATTTTGCAGTTGCCATCAATTTGTATTGGCTTAAATGCAGGGTTTAACGGCATGAGATAAGCGAACGGACTATCCCATACTAATTTCTTAACTGTCGCTTCAGCTGAACCGTCAAGAGTGGCTACAACTATTTTTCCATAAAGATCATCAAGTTGACCGTAGTGTGGTTCAACAATGACGATTGAGCCTTCTGGGATAGATGGTAGCCCGTGAGGATTTGTCATTGACTCACCTCTAACTACTAAACCAAAAACCTCATTAGAAACATTTGCAGTGGTTTGTGTCCATGAAATCACGTCGGATAGCCTTGAGCATGCGTAAGTTTCGGTCCACACACCTGCTTGAACAGCAGAAATAATTGGGACTGGAGTAGGGGGCTTGAGGTACGGAATTACCTTGGTGTCATCAACTTCATCACCTTGTCCATACAGTAGCCATTCGGGAGTTGTCTGAAGCGCCACAGCTAATTGGTGAAGGTTTTCACCATCAGGTCTGGTGGTTCCATTCTCCCATTTAGTTACGGAAACGCGGCTTACCCCAAGCTTTTTTGCTAGGGCCAGCTGTGTGACGCTGAGCTGTACTCGCCGTGCTCTAATCCGATCTTTCATCTCTGTTTTCATGTAACCAATGTTACATCCTTTTCGTGTAACTGTTGTTTGCTATTTAATGTACCTTTTGTTACCTTTAGTTCAGCAGTTATCGGAGGAAAACATGCTCAAATCTAAGGTACTGAAACATTTCGGAGGCGTATCAAAAACTGCAATTGCCTTGGGTATTTCCCATCCAGCAGTTTGTCGTTGGGGGAAGGTAATTCCAGAAAAGCAGGCTTTTGTAATTGATCGTATTACCAATGGGAAGCTCAAGTACGACGCTAGGCTTTATCACAAGTCTACCAAGTCGGCAGCTTAAATTAACCACAGTTATGGAGGGTTGGCCGTGGGTAATGAGCCAATTTGGAAAGTAGAGCGTCAACCGGCCTGGCTGGTGGCCGCCATCAAAAAAACTATCACTGAGCTGCCTGGAGGATATGCCGAAGCGGCGGAATGGCTGGGAGTTACTGAAAACGCATTGTTCAACCGCCTACGTGTTGATGGCGATCAGATTTTCCCGCTTGGATGGGTGATGGTGCTGCAGCGTGCTGGTGGCGCAAGTCATATCGCAGATGCGGTAGCGCGACAGTCCGGCGGGGTCTTTGTTCCGCTGGCGAATATTGAAGAAGTGGATAATGCAGATATTAATCAGCGCCTGCTTGAAGTTATCGAACAGATAACAGCCTATTCGCAACAGATTCGCGCAGCGATCGAAGACGGTGTGATTGAGCCGCATGAACGCGCGGCGATCGATGGGGAGCTGTATAGCTCTATCCAAAAACTTCAGGAGCATTCGGCTCTTGTTTATCGCATTTTTTGCCAGCCAGAAAAGAATGACGCCCGCGAGTGTGCAGCTCCGGGCGTCGTGGCGAATAAATCAATGTGTATGGAGAAATCCGCATGAGCAATTTAACCGCAAATAATCAGCGATCGCAACTTCGCGCGTTACCGGTTCGCGGTGGTAAAAGCGTTATTGCGTATTGCTATGCAGTAAGAATACCGGGCGGGTGGGCCCAGGTTAACCACAGTTTTACAGAGTGGGCTGTGGGGGACTTTATTGCAAAGGGAGGGAAGCAGAATGGCGCAGCAGGTCAATAACCAGCCGAATTCATCTTTAGTTCATGCCTCTCCTTACATCGCTGGTGCCGCGACCATGAGTAGCCGTGAGATATCTTCTCTCACTGGCAAGCAGCATAAGCATGTGGTGCGTGACATCGAAGCGATGATGCAGCAGTTGGGAGAGTCCCTGGAGGGGTATGCCCATTATTGGACACACCCCCAGAACCACCAGCAATACCGGGAATACCGTCTCGACCGTGAGCATACGGAATGTTTAATCGCCGGGTACAGCGCGCCGCTACGCATGAAGATCATCCGTCGTCTGCGTGAGTTAGAGGACAGCGCCAACGCGATACCGCAAACATTGCCAGAGGCACTTCGCCTGGCGGCCGACATGGCTGAAAGAAATGCGAAGCTCTCACTTAAGGTCCAGCAGGACGCGCCCAAGGTGGCGTTCGTGAATCAGTATGTCGAAGCCGGCGGCGCCAAAAGCCTGCGTGAAACCGCAAAAATCCTGAACATGCCAGAAAAGGCCATGATCGACACGCTACTGCGTGACAAGGTGCTGTTCCGTCAATCCGGCAACTTGCTACCTCATGCCCTGCGTCAGCGCGAAGGCCTGTTTACCGTCAAAACGGGTACATCGGATTATGGCCATGCCTACACCCAAACCCGAGTAACTCCCCGCGGCGTCCAGTGGATAGCACAGCGTTACGCCTCTGAACTGATGGGAGGTTGATTTGGAAGAGAATATTCAACCAATGGACCGCCTTTATCGCGATCAGCACGGAATTGTTGTGCATGTGACTGGCTATGACGCTGGTCGCCAGCGTGTGATTTACCGCCGCCCGGGATATGAGTGGGAGTGTGTTGCTCCGATGATCATCTTCCGCGCCAGATTCAAGAGGGTTGATAAGTGAGCGTCAAATTATCCGCATATGTCTGGGATGGTTGCGCCGCTGCAGGCATCAAAGGCAATAAGTTATTGATCATGCTGCGTCTGGCTGACTATGCCAGCGATGAGGGCATCGCATACCCAAGCGTTGCGACGATTGCGCGCCAGCTAGGCGCCGGGCGCAGTACTGTTATTACTTTGATCGGGGAGCTGGTTAAAGATGGCTGGCTGACCAAAAAAGAACGTCGCCTGGGACAGCGTAGCACCAGCAACCTTTACACCCTGAATGTTACCAAGCTTCGTCAGGCTGCAAATGAGCATTACGAGGGTCCAAAATCTGGACGTTCAGAATCTGAACCTTCGGAATCTGGACGTCCAGAATCTGAACGTCCGAAAGAGACAAAAAACCAGGGTTCTCAGGGTCCAGAAACTGGACACGATCCGTCAGTAAATTCAAATACAGATCCATCAGTAGGATCAAAACCTTCTTGTCCGGTTCCTGCGGAACCAGACCCGCAAGTGGTGCTCACTGATTTAGCAAAACAGGTTCTGACCCATCTAAACCAAACCACTGGCTCACGCTTTCAGGTCTGCGCTACGTCCCTTGAACATATCAGGGCTCGTCTCCGTGAAGGATTTACCGTTGCAGAAATGGCGCTGGTGGTGGACTACAAAAACGAGGACTGGAAAGACTCCGAACAGGAAGAATATCTCCGCCCGACGACATTGTTCATCCCGAAAAATTTTCCTGGCTATCTCAAGCGTGCAGGTAACTGGGACAAGGCCGGGCGCCCGGAGAAGAAAAACGGGAAATGGGCTAAAGGAGGGGCTGAAGATTCAGCGTTTAGGTCCAGTTATTCAGACGTTAAGTACACCGTTCCAAAAGGATTCCGCTCATGAAATCGCAGGTTATATCACCAACCCCTGAACAACTGCGCCGCCAGGCTGAAGATATGCTCAAACGTGCCGAACAGCTGGAAAAGACGGGGGCCACAAAGGACGCGCTTAAAAAAGCGCTGGTACCAGCGTTGCGTGAACTGATGCAGGCCAAACATCGTGCACAGCTGGCAGTTGATGAGCTTGTTGATAGCGTTGCAGATCTGGAAGGCCGAGTGTCGCATGTCGAGAAAGTAGTGCAGGAGGTACTGGCGTGATGAATGCATATTGTGAATCGCTGGAAGCAATGCGAGCTGCACCGTCCCATTACTTAAAAGAAGTTGGTGATCAGTGGCGTACACCTGATCTTTTGTTCTGGGGAATTAATGCGTTATTTGGTCCTCTTGTTCTGGATCTGTTTGCTGACGACAGCAATGCGAAATGCCCGGCATGGTATACCGCTGAAGATAATGCATTAACACAGGACTGGTCTGGGCGACTGGCTGAACTCGGCGGTGCAGCCTTTGCTAATCCGCCCTACAGCCGCTCGCAGTACCATAAAAAACAAGCCATAACTGGCATGACTCATATCATGAAATATACCGCCGAGCAGCGTGAAAAGGGTGGTCGCTACATTTACCTCGTAAAGTCAGCAACAAGTGAAACATGGTGGCCGGAAGATGCCGATCACATCATGTTTATTCGTGGTCGTATTGGATTCGATCTCCCGGTATGGTTTGTGCCGGCCGACGAAAAGCAGAAACCCACCAGCGCTTTCTTTGCGGGGGCCATTGCGGTATTCGATAAGGCCTGGCGCGGTGAGCGTTTTAGCTATATCGAACGCGCAGAGCTGGAAGCGAAAGGGCGCGCAAGTATGGCGCTGGCGCAGTTTGCCGCTGGGCTGTTATTTCCGGCGAAGGATGTGGCTCCAACTCCGGCTGCTAAACCAGTGTTCGAGCATGTTATTGAATCTCGCATCTGGCCGCTGGAAGTCAATCTGGCATTTGGGCAGGTTGAAGGGGCCAGCGATCTGGAAGAGTCCCAGCAGAACAAGTTGAAAGCCCACATCAACCAGCTGTGGTTGGAGCGCACATCAATCAACGAGATCATAACCATTGCTGGTGGGCTGGTCAGCAGCATGCAGGGGGCGGTCCATGCGTGAGATTATCGTTGATAACTTTGCTGGCGGCGGCGGCGCGTCTACCGGAATCGAGCTGGCGATTGGGCGCAGTGTTGACATCGCCATCAACCATGATGAAAACGCCATTGCCATGCACAAGACGAACCACCCGGATACGCTGCATTACTGTGAGTCTGTATTTGATGTCGATCCGGTGGCGGCGACGGGCGGAAACCCTGTAGGTCTCGCATGGTTCAGCCCGGATTGCCGGCACTTCTCCAAAGCCAAGGGCGCGAAACCGGTAAAAAAAGAGATCAGGGGACTGGCGTGGGTCGTCATTCGCTGGGCGCTGGCGAAGCGTCCCCGCGTCATGATGCTGGAGAACGTCGAAGAGTTTAAAACCTGGGGGCCGCTGCTGGAGGATGAGATGCGCCCGGATCCGGCGCGTACCGGAGAAACGTTTGCTGCATTCGTTGGCATGTTGTCTACCGGCATTGATCCGGATCATCCGGCGCTTGCGGAGGTGTGCGAGTTTCTGTCCATCGCGCCAGGTAGCGAGCAGGCTTTGTCTTTGATTCAGGGGCTGGGATACAACATCGATTACCGCGAGTTGCGCGCCTGTGACTTCGGGGCGCCTACCATCCGCAAACGTTTCTTTATGGTGATGCGCTGCGACGGTGAAAGTGTACGCTGGCCAGCGCCAACCCATGGGGATCCGAAATCTTTAGAAGTACAGAGCGGAAGACTGGCGCCATGGCGAACCGCTGCTGAGTGTATCGACTGGGATATTCCGGCGAAGTCTATTTTCGACCGAAAAAAACCGTTGGCAGAGAATACGCTGAAACGGATTGCACGCGGCATACAGCGCTTCGTTATTGAGAGCGCATCGCCATTCATCGTGAAGTGCAACCATACGACCACTAAAGGCAAATATGATTGTTTCAGAGGACAGGCGCTGGACGATCCGCTACAAACGATTACGAAAACCCACGGCTACGCAATTGCGGTACCTCATCTGACAAAATTCCGAACTGGAGCAACCGGGCAGCCAGTCTCCGAACCAGTACCGACGGTGACCGCCGGCACGTCTAAGCGCCCGGGCGGGAATGGGCATGCGTTGGGGATTGTTGAGGCGGGTCTGATCCCGTTCCTCGCGGGAAACGGTGGCAGTGAATATCAGGCGAAACCACGGCCGCTGAATAAACCCGTGCACACCATCCTGAAAGAGTCGCGCGCCTGTGTCGTCGCTCCGATTATTGCGCGCCAGTTTGGCGCCAGTATCGGGCACCGTGCGGATGAGCCCAGCGCAACAATCACAGCTGGTGGCGGCGGTAAATCGCAACTGGTGACGCCTACCCTGATCCAGATGGGCCACGGTGAGCGTCCGGGCCAGGAGCCACGGGTACTTAAGCTAAATAATCCCCTGGGTACGGTCACTGCCGGCGGCAATAAGTTTGCGACGGTCAGCGCGTTCCTGGCAAAGCACTACGGTGGAAATTATACCGGGCCGGGGATCGGCCTTGATGAACCGACGCATTCTGTGACGACAGTAGATCATCACGCTGTTGTTGCCTCTCATCTGGTCAAATTTCGTGGTACATGCCGGGACGGGCAGCCTCTGGACGACCCAATGCCTACGATCACCGCTGGTGGCCAACATGTTGGAGAAGTTAGAACCTTCCTTGAAACGTACTGTGGAGAAAACCCAGATGAATGGTTGGTGACGATCTACGGCGTCAAATATCAGATTATCGATATTGGAATGCGCATGCTGCAGCCTCATGAGTTATACAGGGCACAGGGATTTCCTGCGAATTACATTATTGATCGCGATTACCGCGGTAATCGGTATGCAAAAGATAAACAGGTCGCTCGTTGTGGAAACGCGGTTCCTCCACCATTCGCTGAAGCACTGGTAAGGGCAAATTTACCGGAAATGTGCATACCTGAGCAGAGGGAGGTTGCATGAGGGCTTTACTTACTCCCGAAATCGTACCGCGCCTTGGCGTTGTGCTTTTCAAACCAGGGCGAGAACTTATGCGGCTCTTTTCTGCCGGGCGTGTCCTGGTAGAGGCTGAGCCACAAAATATGGCCCGGTTGCCGTCTGGCCGCGTACCAGATGCCCGGCAGCCGTTGGCAGAGGATCCCACCCTTCATGTGTTCTTTTCCGATGAGCGCGTGATCAAGGCTGCTGGTGGGTTATCAGCGCTCGAGCGTTGGCTTAATTACCGGCATAAGGCATGCCAGTATCCTCACTCCGAATACCACCACGCTGAGTTGGTAACCATGCGGTACCCGCCCGGTGCGCTTCTGGTGTGCTGGTACTGCGACAATAATTTGCGTGAACAGACTACAGCGGAACTCCAGGATCTGGCGCTGAAAAACGTCATCGACTGGGTTATTGATACTGTACTGATCGCCCTTGGCTACAACAAAGAACGCTCTCTTTCTCTCGCTGAGTTGTGTTGGTGGGCTGTGCAGTCTGGTATTGCCGACACCATTACGGAGACCATGGCGCAGCGCGCTCTGCGTATGCCGGAGGAGCCATTTTTATCAGTTTATAAAGAAAGCGACATTATTCCGATGCCAGCGGCCACCAGCGTTCTGCAGGAGAAAGTGAAACCTGCAGGAGTTGCGACGAAGCGCAGGAATAACGAATTCCTGCAGACCGAGCAGCAGGCGGAGATTCTGGCATTAAAGGTGGATCCTGAATCACCAGAGTCGTTCATGCTGCGACCGAAGCGGCGCCGTTGGACCTGTGAGCAGTACACTCGTTGGGTTAAAACGCAACCCTGCGAGGGCTGCCGCCGCCCGGCAGACGACCCGCACCATATCATCGGGCATGGTATGGGCGGTACAGCAACAAAAGCACATGACCTCTTCGTGATCCCACTGTGCAGAGTGTGCCACGAAGAATTACATACCGATCTTGCGGCATTCGAGAAGAAATACGGCACGCAGTTAGAACTGTTTGCGCGTTTCCTGGATCGGGTGCTAGCGATCGGCGCAATTATAAAAGCATAGTGTATGGAGCATTGAGCAGTATGAACCTACAAAATCTGGAATATACCCGTATTGAAGTGCGTCGAGCGTTGTTGGATTTATCCGGTGCAACAAAGGGACAACTCGAGGCATTTAGCGAGAATCCACCAGCAGACAAGAATAAAAATCCACGGTGCTCTCGCCATCTTGTCGATCTGGATGGGGGAATCGGTTGTGGCCCGTCGGTGGTTAAGGCACTGACTACTCCAGTTTATGTGATGGAGACCCGCAGCCGCCGTCGACCAATGCCGCCCATCAATGATATTGAATTCGGTTATTCGCCGTGGCGGCGCGCTGTAAACCTGCTGGAAGAACATCACCAGGCATGGGTGCGCTATTGCTATGGCTTCGATCTAAATTTCCGTTACCAGACGTTGATGTGCGAACACGTCTGGACTGAATACCAGAGCTATCAAGTGGGCAGGGCGATCCAATCGAGAGTAATAAAAAAGCTTGTGGGACTGGTCTGGTTGGCTGGTCAGGAGGTTGCAGCGACCCGGAATAATGAAACGTATAAAGCCTACGCTGGCTCAGCTCTGGCACGTATGGTTTCAGTTGACCGCTCAACCTGGAAAAGGGTTTATGCCGGGCACTGGGAACGGCTTAAAAAGGCATTTGTTGAGATGGATAGCAATGCATTGCAGGACATCTACAGGCATCATGAACAAATAGAAGAGGCCAGAACGGAAAAATGTGATTAAAGTTGGCTATCTTCGTCAAACGGGCTTGCAAAATGCAACAAAATGAGCGATATTTTAGGGTAATTTGATATTCTGCCATATTTATAAATAACCTCGCTTAGGCGGGGTTTTTTTATGCCTTCTGCAATTACTTCTTGATGACGTTAGCGACCAGAGTTATCTGTATGTCATACCGTTTAAACAGGAAAAGACATGCTAAATCAAGATGATATGACGGAAGTAGCGCGCGCGGTTTTCAATGAGTTAAGTGATGAACCAGCTACGGTTGGGGAGATTTCGCAAAACACGCATCTGACGCGTGAGCGCTGTCAGTTAATTTTAACGCAGCTGGTAATGGCGGGTTTATCTGACTATCAATTCGGATGTTACAAGCGCCTCCCTTAGTGGGGGCTATCTGCTGTGAAAATGGGCGGCTGGTGGGTGTTGGAGCACCCGACCAGCCATTCGCTCATGTAGAAGGTCACAAGCGAACCAGGGCCCACTGCTTTAGCGCAAAAGCATAGTGAGCCTATCAGAGTCCTGCTTACTGATCTATGAAAAATACTGTAAAAATATCCAGTACTGAATTAATCAACGCTGATTGCCTGCAATATCTTCCGTCCCTCCCTGATAACTCCATTGACTTGATAGTTACGGATCCGCCGTATTTTAAGGTTAAGCCGAACGGTTGGGACAACCAATGGAAAGGGGATGAGGACTATTTACGTTGGCTTGATATGTGTCTGGCGCAGTTCTGGCGTGTTTTAAAGCCGAACGGTAGCCTTTACCTGTTCTCTGGTCATCGGCTTGCCTCAGATATCGAAATTTTAGTGCGGAGTCGGTTTAACGTACTGAATCACATCATCTGGGCGAAGCCATCAGGACGGTGGAATGGCTGCAATAAAGAGAGTTTACGGTCCTATTTTCCAGCTACAGAGCGAATATTGTTTGCTGAGCATTATCAGGGACCGTATCAACCAAAAGATGATGGGTATGCGGAAAAAAGTAACGACCTTAAGCAGCATTTGATGGCGCCGCTTATATCTTATTTCCGTAATGCTCGAGAGTCGCTTGGCGTCAGTGCTAAGCAGATAGCTGACGCTACCGGAAAAAAGAACATGGTGTCGCACTGGTTCGGCATTAGCCAATGGCAGCTGCCGAATGAAGCCGATTATTTGAAGTTGCAGGCTCTGTTTCAAAAAATCGCCATGGATAAGCACTCACGCAACGAACTGGGAAAGCCTCACCACCAGCTTGTCGCCACCTGGCAATCGTTAAGCCGAAAATATTCTGAACTCCAGCAGGAATATTACCGTTTACGGCGACCATTCAGCGTATCGGTCACGGTGCCATATACCGACGTCTGGACGCATAAGCCGGTTCAGTTCTATCCCGGTAAGCATCCATGCGAAAAACCCGCAGATATGCTCCAGCAGATCATCAATGCCAGTAGTAAGCCTGGTGATCTCATTGCTGATTTCTTTATGGGATCCGGGTCAACTATCAAGGAAGCAATTAAGTCTGGCCGGCATGCCATAGGGGTTGAGCTGGAAGGCGAACGGTTCGAGCAAACTGTTGACGAGATCCGCAAAATGGCTGGCTGAAATGAGAAAAGGCACCCGAAGGTGCCTTGTGTAATTTAGCCTCTGGCTATCTCTTTTCTTGCAATCTCAGATAGAAAAGCGGAGCGGTTTTTGTACCGTCCATTTTTTTCTATGTAACTGTCGATTGCAGTCAATAGATTTCCAGGCATGGTGAGATTAAATTTGACGGCTTTTGTTTCGTATTTTGATGGGTCAATCTCGACAAGCGCCAAGAAGCCGTTATCCATGGTGAGACGTTCATCACCCAGATAATCGGCTGGATCACTTGGCGCAGGCACATGACCGCCTTGTTCAGTCAAAACTTCCATATGCTGACCGAAAGCTGACTCCGCGTCCCTCAATGCGCTTTCGAGGTTGTTCCCGGCAAACATGCAACCTTCGATGTCAGGAAAGTAGCCATCAAAAGTGCCGTCATCGGCTTTGAAAATAAAGAGCGGATAAATCATAGGTACCTCACTAATTGCGTATTGATAACCCTTGCAGAGAGGGGCGGCTTTCGCCGCTCCCTTTTACATCAATTTAAGTCCTGATATCTGTTGAGCCTGTCTAACAATCCCCTTTGAAGAATCCTTTCTGGGGTGGGGAATGGTGATTATTTTCTCTATTCCCTGTTTTGTTAGCGTTACATGGCTTCCTGTCTGTCTTTGCTTAACCCAACCATCAGCTATCAGTTTTTTGATTAACTCTGCACTGCTCATCAATCCTCCGTTTCGTTAACATGTGGGTATTATACCCACCATTATCGAAGCGTGCAATAGTTTAGTGGTTATAATACCCACCTTTTTTTAATCTCACGGTTAACACCTCAGCAGGAGGTGACGGATGAACAAAATCATGCCTGACAAAATCTTTACAGCGGCTACGTACTGCACGTCAGGCGGCCTGATTTGTACTGGCCTGGCGCGTGTTTATGACTGGTTCCATGGTCTTGACTGGAACTTCATTGCGCTTGTCAGTGGTGTAGTGATCGGCGTCGCCACTTATTTTACGAACCTTTATTTCAAACGTCGGCAAACCAAAGCCTATGAGGATGCGCTCAGGCGGGGGTATGTCACGCAACCGCCGCAGGATAAATAAAATGGCATCCCTGAAAACGAAACTCAGCGCAGCCATGCTGGGATTAATAGCGGCTGGTGCATCCGCCCCAACCCTGATGGATCAGTTCCTGGATGAGAAAGAAGGTAACAGCCTTACCGCGTATCGCGATGGTAGCCAGGGTATCTGGACTATTTGCCGAGGCGCCACGCGGATTGATGGTAAACCCGTCACGCAGGGAATGAAGTTAACCCAGGCAAAATGCGACGAGGTGAATGCTATCGAACGTGATAAGGCGCTGGCGTGGGTTGACCGGAATATCCGCGTACCGTTGACGCCTCCGCAGAAAGTCGGCATTGCTTCATTCTGTCCGTACAACATCGGCCCCGGTAAATGCTTCCCGTCTACGTTCTACCAGCGCATCAACGCCGGCGACCGTAAAGGCGCATGTGAAGCGATTCGCTGGTGGATTAAGGACGGTGGGAAGGATTGCCGCATACGCTCTAATAACTGCTACGGGCAGGTGACTCGCCGGGATCAGGAAAGTGCGCTGACGTGCTGGGGGATTGACCAGTGAATGCAACTTACTTAAAGCCAGCTATCGTCGCGGTGATTATTGCTGGTGCCTTTGTTGCTGGTTTAGCCTGGAGCGATCGGGCATGGGAAAAGCGGTGGGCAGAACGTGATAGCGCCGAATCGGCTCAGGAAGTTAACGCGCAAACCGCCGCCCGGATGATTGAACAAGGGCGTTTAATTGCCCGTGATGAGGCCGTACAAGATGCTCAAGCCCAAACCACTGCAGCGCGCGCTGCTGCCGCTAATCTCTCTGGCACTGTTAGCCAGCTGCGCCAGCAGGCAAAAAACCTTGCTACCCGCCTGGACGCCGCAAAGAACACCACAAGTCTTGCCGCTACCGTCAGAAGCAAAACAACCGGCGCTACCGCCGGAATGCTCGCCGACATGCTTGGAGACCTTGCAGAAGAGGCTCGACGGTATGCTGCAATCGCTGACGAACGCTACACCGCAGGATTGACCTGTGAGCGGATTTACGAATCGGTGAGAACGTCTGTCCCCGATAAGGGTTAAACAGTGAATCAGCCTCGAGTTATCGGGGCTTTGTTATTTGTGAAGGTACACGATGCAAAATATCAAGATTGAATACGTTAATGGCGCGCTGGTGGCGCTGGAGCGTGACGGTGTGTCTTACGCGCATCTGCCTGTCTCAGCTATCCATTTTGACCATACCGCTAAGATTTTCCCGCACCTCAAGATTGAGATTGAAGCTGGTGGTGCACCATTCGTACCGGCAGCACCAGCGCAACCACAACCTGCAGAGCCAGAACAGCCACCAGCTGCTGTAGAAGAAGTGCAGCCTGCAAAAGAAGGTGAGCTCTTGCCGCCGGGTGATACTTCGCCACGACCGGCGCGTCGTCCCCGTCATCGCAACCGTAACCGCAACCGGAGCCAGTAATGTTTAATCGTAATGATCTTACCCTTTCGCTTTTCTATGCTTCCAGCACGAATGAGGAAGGCGAAAAAGTCGCGACATTGACCGTTCAGGTGAACAATTCCGACATGGTAGCCATGCAGAGCAACAAGCTGCAATGCATCACTGATAAAGCCGGTAAGAAGATTTACTCCGTCGGTGAGCAGATGGTCAGCAATGGCTCAGATCCGCTGCTGGTAGCTCTGGAGAGCTACTGGCGCCAGAAAACTGAGGCGGTCGTGACCGGGTTGCTGGTTGATGTTGGCGATTTCATTGCAGGCCATATCAGCCAGTCCTCAACGTTCTTAGGATTCAATGGGCTGAAGATCTTCGAGAATGAGCCCCTGACGGTGCGCATCCCCGAGGATGTGCTGCAGGCCGACGGCGGCGCGTCCGAAGGCTGAACATTCACAGAGGTCGTTCAGTGAGCGGCCTCGATGATTGGTCAGCTATTGCAAATGACAATCATTATTGCATGGGTCCTCCCGGTGGGGTGGTCTTCCACGGGGCGGCGCGCTCGCGGGAATCGGCTAGTTTTCTGGATCCATGGTCATCATCATCATTTGCGCAGGTTTTTGATTTTATTGATGCCTGTTTTGCAATGATGTCGAAACGGTTAAAAAGTGTTCACCATCATGGATCAGGAAATCGCTTCTCTGAAGCTGAATATTAATCAGCTGGCGGGCATAACCAATGTCCACCGCCAGACGGTGGCCGCCAGGCTGAAAAATGTCGAACCAGCACCGGGCAGCAACAGCAAACTAAAACTGTTTTTAGTGACCGACGTTCTGGCTGAATTAATGATCCCCACGGTTGCAACCAGTCTGGAGGATATGCCACCGGCGGACAGGCTGGCGCACTGGAAGGCGGAGAACGAGCGGATCAAGTTTGAGCAGGATACGGGGCAGCTTATACCGGCAGATGAAGTGGCCAGAGAGTTTTCAGTCATGGCTAAAGCCGTTGTGATGGTGCTCGAAACGCTCCCCGATGTACTCGAGCGAGATTGCGCGCTTTCCCCTGCAGCGGTTGCCCGGGTGCAGAGTGTGATTGACGATTTGCGCGACCAGATGGCCCAAAAGGTCATGGAAGCCGAAGCAGAGGAGGTTGAGCCAGAGGAGGACTGATGGCAAAGCGGGCATCCGCCAGGGGGATCCGCCGGGATGTCTCCGGAATTTTACGCGCGCCACGCCGCATGCTGGTTGCCGACGCGGTAGCCGAATATATGCGTGTGCCGATGGGCGCCGGTAACTCGGTCCCATGGGATCCTAATCTGGCCCCATATGTTATAGAGCCGATGAACTGCCTGGCATCGCGTGAGTACGATGCTGTGGTATTCGTTGGCCCCGCGCGAACGGGTAAGACGATTGGCCTGATTGACGGATGGATCGTATACAGCATTGTTTGTGATCCGGCGGATATGCTGGTTATTCAGGTATCAGAAGAAAAAGCACGTGAACACTCGAAAAAACGTCTGGACCGGACATTCCGATGCAGCCCTGAAGTAAAAACCAGATTGAGTCCGCGTCGTAACGATAACAACGTTCACGATCGTACTTTCCGCGCTGGTAACTATCTGAAACTTGGCTGGCCCTCAGTCAATATTATGTCCTCGTCGGACTATAAATTTGTTGCGCTAACCGACTACGACCGCTTCCCGGAAGACATCGACGGGGAGGGGGACGGATTCTCGCTTGCCTCCAAACGTACTACTACGTTTATGTCTTCGGGTATGACCCTGGTCGAAAGCTCACCGGGCCGCGACATTCTCGATACGAAATGGCGGCAGAGTTCACCCCATGAAGCACCTCCCACGACGGGCGTGTTGTCGCTGTATAACCGCGGCGACCGCCGGCGGCTTTACTGGCCTTGCCCGCATTGTGGGGAATATTTTCAGCCTGAAGTTGCCAACATGACGGGCTACCGTGACAGGACGGACCTGGTCACAGCCAGCGAAGCGGCCTATCTGCAATGCCCGGCCTGCAAAGGAAAAGTGCTTCCTGCGATGAAGCGCGAGCTGAACATGAAAAGCGTCTGGCTACGTGACGGGCAGTCAATTGATCGGGATGGAAACATTACAGGGGAGGGCCGGCGGTCACGCATTGCTTCTTTCTGGATGGAAGGGCCAGCAGCTGCTTACCAGACCTGGTCACAGCTAATTTATAAATATCTGGCGGCTGAGCAGGAATACGAAAAAACCCAAAGCGAAGAGACACTAAAAACGGTCGTTAACACTGACTTTGGTCGCCCTTATCTTCCGCGCGCGAGTACCGAACAGCGTAAAAGCGAATTGCTCGAACAGCGGGCCGAGGATGTCCCGAAACGTTGTGTGCCTGATGGTGTTTGTTTCCTGGTGGCGACTGTCGACGTGCAGGGGGGACGTAATCGCCGCTTTGTCGTTCAGGTTACTGGCTACGGAAGCATGGGCGAACGGTGGCTGGTGGACCGTTACAACATTCGCCAGTCGCTCCGGTGCGACGCGAACGGTGAAAGCCTGCCTATCGACCCAGCCAGTTACCCGGAGGACTGGGATCTGCTGCTGACTGATGTCTTTTACAAGACGTGGCGAATGGCATCCGATCCCCGCCGGTGTATGCGCCTGATGGCAATGGCAGTCGATTCCGGCGGTGAAGATGGTGTCACCGATAATGCCTATCGATTCTGGCGTAAATGCCGTCGGGAGGGAATTGGCCGGAATGTTTACCTGTTTAAAGGTGACGGTCATCGACGCGAAAAGCTGATCACCCAATCCCTGCCAGATAACACCGGCCGTTCAGCGCGCCGGGCGAAAGCCGCCGGGGATGTTCCTCTTTATCTGCTGCAAACCAATGACCTCAAAGACCGGGTAAACAACGCCTTGTGGCGCGATACCCCCGGACCGAACTACATCCATTTCCCGAAGTGGCTGGGAAGCTGGTTTTACGACGAACTGACTTATGAGGAGCGTGATTCTGATGGCAAATGGAGTAAGCCAGGGCGCGGCGCCAACGAAGCTTTTGACCTGCTGGTTTACGCTGATGCGCTGGTTATCCTTCGCGGATACGAAAAAATTAAATGGCCTGATGCGCCTGAATGGGCGAGGAGGGAAACGTGGATGGAGAACGTGCCGCAGGAAACTGGCGAAGAAGCACCCCCGGCGCCAGCGCCTGTCCAGACCAAAAAGCGCAAACGCAAAAAAACCGTAACAGATGACGCTAACCCATGGGCCACCTCAGGAGGCTGGTTGTGAATAAAAGTGATATTGAGGCCATGATCCAGCGCTATGCCGAAGCGGAAATGGCGGTACTGGATGGCAAATCCATCAAATTTAATGGTCAGGAAATGACCATGGAAAACCTGTCTGAAATCCGCAAAGGACGACAGGAATGGGAGCGGCGCCTTTCTTCCCTGAATAATAAGCGCCGGGGACGGCCTGGCTACAAACTGGCGAGGTTGTAATGTCTCTACTTGATGATGCGATTGGTGTCATTTCCCCTGGCTGGAAGGCCGCAAGGCTACGCTCACGCGCCATGATACAGGCATATGAGGCCGTTAAGCCCACACGCACCCACAAAGCCCGTCGGGAAAATCGTTCGGCTGATCAACTCAGCCAGATGGGGGCTGCCTCGTTGCGGGAGCAGGCGCGGTGGCTTGATAATAACCACGATTTAGTGATTGGCATTTTCGATAAGCTTGAAGAGCGGGTGGTAGGTAAAAGCGGGATTATCGTGGAGCCGCATCCGAAGCTCAAGAACGGCAAGATCGCTAAAAAGCTGGCGGCGGATATCCGTCAGAAATGGGGTGAATGGTCTATTCAACCAGAAGTGACCCATCAGTTTACCCGCCCCATGCTGGAGCGCCTGATGTTACGCAGCTGGTTGCGCGACGGGGAGGTTTTTGCACAGATAGTCAGCGGCACAGGCAATGGCCTGACGCCTACCGCCGGGGTGCCGTTCTGGCTGGAAGCTCTGGAAGCTGATTTTGTTCCCCAGACCAGCAGCGAGTCGGACAAGCTAAATCAGGGGGTATATACCGATAACTGGGGCAGGCCGAAGGGCTATCTGGTCTATAAAAGCCAGCCGGTCTCTGGTCGTCAGATGGATACCAAACGGATTGATGCAGAAAATATGCTGCACCTGAAGTTTGTCCGGCGGCTGCATCAGACGCGCGGTACCTCCCTGTTATCCGGGGTGCTGATGCGTCTCAGTGCGCTGAAAGAGTATGAAGATGCCGAGCTGACAGCAGCCCGCATCGCCGCCGCCCTCGGGATGTATATCAAAAAAGGGGATGGGCAAAGCTGGGATGAAAACGCCGGTAAGGATGATGATCGTGAGCTGAATATTCAGCCCGGCATTATCTACGACGACCTGCTGCCTGGCGAGGATATCGGCATGGTGAAATCCGATCGCCCGAATCCCAATCTTGAAACCTTCCGCAACGGCCAGCTGCGTGCCGTTTCCGCCGGCAGCCGCCTGAGTTTTTCCAGTACCGCCAGAAACTACAACGGCACTTACAGTGCTCAGCGGCAGGAGCTGGTGGAATCGACAGACGGTTATCTCATTCTTCAGGACTGGTTTATTGGGGCCGTGACGCGTCCGATGTATCGCGCCTGGCTGAAGATGGCTGTCGCCAGCGGCCAAATTACTTTACCACGCGGGCTGGATATCGAGTCTTTATACACCGCAGTGTATTCCGGTCCCGTGATGCCATGGATTGATCCCGTCAAGGAGGCTAATGCCTGGAAGGCTCAAATCCGTGGTGGCGCGGCGACGGAGTCAGACTGGGTTCGCGCCAGTGGGCGCCATCCGGATGATGTTAAAGCGCGCCGCAAGGCCGAAATAGACGAAAACCGTGAGCAGGGGCTGGTATTTGATACTGATCCTGCCAATGACAGAGGAGGCACCAGTGCCGATGCCAAAGATACGGGCGTATCAACGTCCGAAAGCCAGCGTAAAAAGTAATTCATGGTTCCGCATGAAGGCCAGCGCCAACAATGAAGCGGATATCTATATCTATGATGAAATTGGTTATTGGGGAGTAACGGCCAAACAGTTTGTTAACGATCTTAAAGCGCTGGGTGATGTCAGCCACATTAACCTTCACATTAATTCGCCTGGTGGCGATGTCTTTGATGGCATCGCCATTTTTAATGCTCTGAAACATCACGGCGCCGCGATCACCGTTCACATCGATGGCCTGGCCGCCTCCATGGCTTCTGTCATCGCAATGGTGGGAAACCCGGTCATCATGCCGGAAAACACCATGATGATGATCCATAAGCCGTGGGGCTTTGCTGGCGGCGATGCCAACGATATGCGCGACTACGCTGATTTACTGGACAAAGTTGAATCGGTGCTGATCCCCGCCTACGCAGCAAAAACCGGAAAAACCGCTGATGAGATTGCGGCAATGCTGGAAGACGAAACCTGGCTTGACGGCGCTGAATGCCTTGCCATGGGTTTTGCAGACCAGGTGATCCCATCCCTTCAGGCCATGGCCTGTATCCATTCAAAACGTATTGAGGAATTTGAAAAAATGCCAAACAGCATTCGTAACATGGTCACCCCGCCGCGTAACTCCACTCAGCGCGAACCGCAGCAACCAGCACCACAGCCTCAGGCACAACAGCCGATCGCCCCTCAGCCTACTGGCGCGGATGAGAATGCTATCCGCGCGCAGATTCATGCCGAACAGCGCAACCGTGTGAACGGGATTAATGATCTGTTCGCTATGTTTGGCGGTAAGCACCAGGATCTGCAAAACCAGTGTATTGCGGACCCAGATTGCACTGTGGAGCAGGCGAAAGATGTGCTGCTGGCTGCTCTGGGCAAGGTTGCCACCCCATCGAACAAAAGCGATCAGCCGCACATTTATGCCGGGAACGGGAATTTTGTTGGCGATGGCATCCGTCAGGCACTGATGGCCCGCGCAGGGTATGAAAATCAGGAACGTGATAACGTGTACAACGGGATGACGCTGCGCGAATATGCGCGTATGGCGCTGACCGAACGCGGCATTGGCGTCTCAAGCTACAACCCAATGCAGATGGTCGGCCTGGCGTTGACTCACAGCACCTCTGATTTTGGCAATATTCTGCTCGACGTAGCGAATAAGGCGCTTCTTCAGGGCTGGGATGAGGCAGCAGAGACCTTTGATCTGTGGACGAAGAAAGGCCAGCTGTCTGATTTTAAAACGGCTCACCGCGTGGGTATGGGTGGTTTTAACTCCCTGCGTAAGGTTCGCGAAGGGGCTGAATATAAATATGTGACCACGGGCGATAAAGGTGAAACGATCGCACTGGCTACCTATGGGGAAATTTTCTCTATCACCCGCCAGGCGATTATCAACGATGATCTGAACGCATTAACCGACGTCCCGGCGAAAATGGGGCGCGCCGCGAAAGCCACCATTGGTGATTTGGTGTATGCGATTCTGCTGGATAACCCGAAACTGTCCGACGGCAAACCGCTGTTCCATGCCGATCACAAAAACCTCTCCTCTGGCGCCATTTCTGTTTCGAGCATTGATGATGCCCGCAAACTGATGCGCCTGCAGAAAGAGGGCGAGCGCACTCTGAACATTCGTCCGGCTTATATGCTGGTGCCGGTGGGTCTCGAAACGCTGGCCAATCAGACGATTAAATCGGCAAGCGTTAAGGGTGCAGATATCAACTCCGGGATTAACAACCCTATTCAGAACTTTGCGGAAGTTATTTCTGAACCGCGACTGGACCACAAGGATCCTAGCGCCTGGTATCTGGCTGCGGCTAAAGGCACCGATACCATCGAAGTGGCATATCTGAACGGTGTTGATACGCCTTACATTGACCAGCAGGAAGGTTTCAATACCGATGGTATTGCTACGAAGGTACGCATCGATGCGGGCGTAGCGCCATTAGACTTCCGCGGTCTGACGAAATCCACTGGTAAGTAATCCCCACCCACTCAAACCTCTTAGCCCAAACGGGCTTTTTTTATACCTGAAATCAGCCCTACCGGGCTGATAGGAGATGTTATGGCTAAAAATTATGTGCAGGAAGGAAAGACTATCCCTGTGGAGAATGCCGGACAGGAAATCATCCTGAGCGGGGCGCCGGTTGTTATCGGTCAAATGATTGCGGTTGCGATCACGGATATTCCGGGCGGCGATACAGGTGATGGCCTTACCGAAGGAGTATTCCAGTTGCCGAAGCTGGCCGCCGATGAAATCAGCGCGGGGGAAAAAGTGTACATCAAGGCGGGCAAAGTACAACTGGAAGCCACTGATGCCGTCCTGGCGGGTGTTGCCTGGGAAAATGCTGCGGCTAACAGTACCGTCATTGATGTCAAAATCAATGCCTAACCCTTTCGACAAGATGGCGGCCCGGATGGATGCCGCCACCCTCAAAAAAATGGGCAGGGAAGCGGTCATTAACGGCATAAGCGTTGACGTCGTGCCTGCTGAGTTGCTGGAGGAGATGGGCGCGTTGTCCGGTACCGCAACGGTGCTGGTTGTTTTTGCTGCTGACTATCGGCCCGCCAGAAACGATGCCGTCGAATATGACGGTAAAGACTGGATCGTTACCCGTTATCAGCTTTTTAACGGGAAGCCTCAAATCTGGCTGGAGTGAAGGATGTCACTGAAAGGTCTTGAGCGTGCGATCCAGAACCTGAACAGTCTGAGCCGTCTGATGGTTCCAACGGCTGCCGCCCAGGCGCTAAATCGGGTCGCCGGGCGGGCGATTACGCAGGGCAGCAGGAAGGTCGCAAAAGAAGCGACAGTGGGCGATAACCACAAAAAGGGGTTGCCGGTGAAGCTGGTCCGCCAGCGTTCGCGTCTTAAGCGTGCAAAGCCTGAACGGCTGGTGGCGGCAATTCGTATCAACCGCGGAAACCTGCCTGCAATCAAGCTGGGTGCCGCGCGTGTGCAACTCTCCAGGCGTAAAGGAGAAAAGCGCGGGCGGGGTAGCGTGTTACGTATTGGCCCGTACATTTTCAGAAATGCGTTTATCCAGCAGCTGGCGAACGGGCGATGGCAGGTTATGCGCCGGCTGAGTAAATCTCGTTACCCGATAGATGTTGTCAAAGTTCCTCTCGTAACCCCATTAACCCAAAACTTCACCGCGATATCAAAGCAGCTTATCGACAGCGATATGCCGAAGGAGCTGTCTGCAGCGCTGAAGAATCAACTGAGGATCCACCTGAAGCGATGAGCAAACACACCGCCATTCGTCTTGCGGTACTGGAACAACTAAAGGCGTCCATTCCGGATCGTGTGACATGGTTTGACGGGCGCCCTGTTTTTCTGGAAGAGCAGGACCTGCCGGCGCTGGCAGTCTATCTGTCTGATGCCGAATACACGGGAGACAGCCTTGATGAGGACAGCTGGCAATCAGTCCTCCATATCGAGGTATTTCTGAAATCCACTACGCCGGATAGCGCGCTGGATGCGTGGATGGAGGAAAAGGTGTACCCGGCCCTTGAGACTATCCCGGCGCTATCTCCCTTAATCGAAACGATGATCCCCATGGGCTACGACTACCAGCGCGATGACGAAATGGCTACCTGGGGATCGGTCGACCTGACGTACACCCTCACTTACCTGAGATAAGGAATTTTATGGCTACTCCAAATCCAATGGCCCCGGTTAAAGGGGCGGGTACCACGCTCTGGTTATATACCGGAACGGGAAATCCCTACGCTAACCCACTTTCCGATGCCGACTGGCAGCGCCTGGCAAAAATTAAGGAGCTGACGCCGGGCGAAATGACGGCGGAGTCCTACGATGACACCTACCTTGACGATGAAGATGCAGACTGGACCGCGACTGCGCAGGGGGCAAAATCGGCAGGTGATACATCATTAACGCTGGCCTGGAAACCGGGTGAAGAAGGGCAAAAGTCGCTGGTGGCCTGGTTTGTCGATGGCGATGTGCGGGCCTACAAAATTAAGTACCCGAATGGCACCGTGGATGTGTTCAAAGGCTGGTGCAGTAGCCTGGGTAAAGCCATCCCCGCGAAGGAAGTGATCACGCGAACCGCCAAAATCACCAATACCGGGAAACCGGAACTGGCGGAAGAAAGCGGCAACCCGCCGATCGCAGTGACCGGCATCAAACTCGACAAGGCAACGGCCAGCGTGGCCGTCGGCGCAACCACAACGCTAAATGTCACCTTCCTGCCTGCCAGCGCGTCGGAACAGTCTTTCCGTGCGGCGACCTCGGATAGCGCGAAGGCGACTGTGGCCGTGAGTGGCAAATCTCTGATTGTCACCGGCGTGGCGGCTGGCGCTGCCGACATTATTGTCATGAGCAATGACGGTAATTTTGTGGCGACCTGCAAAACCACCGTGACGGCGTCCTGAGGATAAAGGCATGAGCATGTTTTTGAAGAAAGACGAATTTACCCATAACGGCGCTACGGTGACGATCACCGAATTGTCGGCACTGCAGCGCATTACTTATCTCGAATATCTGGCCGCAGAAGAAAAAGCCTTATCCGCCATTTCTGATGACGTGGATGACCAGACAATGTCCGCCGGGCTGGTCAGCATGAGTATTCGCGCAGGCGCGCGCCTAATTGCGCTCTCGCTCTGGCATAACGATCCGAAGGGGCCATCTGAAGAGGAACTCCACCAGCAGGTGATGAGTACCTGGCCGGCGGAAGCAATTGGCAAAGCGGAAATGCAGATCAAGCTGCTCTCCGGCATGCTGGCGCCGGTTGTCGAAGAAGATCAACCCGCGGATGAACACATTGATGCCACCGCGCTGGGTGATGAACCTGTTACAGCGGAAAAGCCCTAGCCAGTGAGCTTGATTTTGTCCTGAAGCTGGCGCGCGAGTTCGGGCGACCCGACTGGCGCGCCATGCTTGCTGGCATGACGTCCTCCGAGCTGGGCGACTGGCATCACTTTTACCGGGAGCGTTTTTTTCAGGACGCGCAGCTCGATGCCCACTTCTCCGGGCTGCTTTACACCATTTCAACCTTCTTATACCGGGATCCGGACATCACCCCTGCACACTTCAGCCTGCTGTCCCCCTCCGCTGAGGCTGCAGCGGATCATGTGCAGGATGATGACGCCATGATGCTGGCCGCAGAGGGAATAACGGGAGGCACCAGATATGGCCCAGCAGATTAGCGATCTTGTCATCAACCTGGATGTCGACAGCGCCACATTCACCGAACAGATCGCCAGGATTAAGGGGCAACTGTCCGGTATGGCGGATGAATCGGACAAAGTGCAGACGCGCATGCGCAGTGCGGCGGAGGCGCAAATCAGCGCGCTGAAAACTACCAGTACCGCCAGCGCAGGGGCTGTGTCCGATATGCAGAAGCGACAGGCGGATGCCGCCGCCGGGCTTCAGAGCGAACTGCAGCGGGTCTCCAAATCGGTCGATGAGACTTACCAGCGTGTTACCGGGTTAAACCAGCGTTATCGGGACAATGACGCTCAGGCAGAGGCGCTGGCACGGCGGCAGGATGCGCTGGCGGAATCGTTCTTCAGGCAGATAGATGGCGTTCGATCCCTAAGTGGTGAAACACGGTCGCTGGCCAGTGTCCAGGAACAATTTCGCAAGGCCCGCGCACAGGGGAACATCACTCAGGGTGATTATCTCTCTTTGATTTCCCGCACCACGGCGCGGCAGAAAGAACTTCAGCAGGTTGAGGAAAAAGCGAACCAGGCGCGCGAGAAATTTCTTCGTCAGCTGAAGGCGCAGGTTGTTGAGCAAAAGCTTTCTGGCACAGAGCTCCTGAGAATGAAAGCGGCGCAGGTTGGCGCCGGCGATGCAGCTGAAGTCTATATCCGTAAACTGGAGGCGGCAAAGGTCGCCACGCACAGCCTTGGTCTCGAGAGTGCTGGCGCGCGGAGGGAACTTGGCGTGCTGATGGGGGAGCTGCTGCGTGGTAACTTTGGAGCGCTTCGCGGCTCCGGGATCACCCTGGCTAACCGGGCAGGATGGATAGATCAATTAATGACGCTGCGCGGTCTCGGCATCGCTGGTGTTGTCGGCGGCATAGCGGCATCCGTCGTTCTGCTGGGGAAGGCCTGGTACGACGGCGGGAAGGAAGCAGAGGAGTTTAACAAACAGCTCATTCTCACCGGGAATTATGCAGGGAAAACCTCGGGACAACTGCAGGCGCTGGCGCGGAACATCTCAGGAAATGGGGTCACACAGCATGCCGCGGCAGCCGTATTAGCGCAGGTTGTCGGAAGTGGGGCATTCGGTGGCGCCGACGTCGAGCGGGTTGCCAACGTGGCAGCCAGGCTGCAGCAGGCGACCGGCCAGGCGGTGGATGAAACCATCAACCAGTTTAAACGGCTGAAAGAGGATCCGGTTAATGCGGTTGCAGCGCTGAATGAGTCGCTTCATTTTCTGACCGCAAGCCAGTTTGAACAGATTTCAGCTGCTCAGGCGATGGGGGATTCACAGCGCGCTGCCGAGCTCGCGATGCGGGCCTATTCAGACAGCGTTATCCAGCGTGCGAATGCGGTGAAAGAAAATCTGGGGACACTGGAAACCGCGTGGAACTGGGTGAAAAATGCTGCCAGCGGCGCCTGGGATGCCATGATGGGCATTGGTCGTAATCCTGATACGGCCATGAAGCGGCAGGGGGCTTTTGCGGAATGGCAGGCAGCGGAAAAAGAGCGTCGGGCGCTGGAAGCCAACCTGAAGGTCGATCCCAACTATTCCGGTAATAATTCATTAATCAAAGCCGATGCCGAACGTTTACGTAATGCCACTCAACGGGAAGCACTGGCAAAACAAACTTTTGACGAAATTGATAAAGCGTACGCTAAGGAGGGGTTAGCCGCGGCGCGCGAGAAGCTGCGAAATGATCAGCAGCAGCAGGCAATAAGGAATCAGCAGCAGTTTAACCAGCTTCTTGACGCTGGCCTGAAACCAGCCGAGCGGCGGGCCCGAGCTCAGGAAGAATTTAATAAGCTGGTTGCGAAAAATAAACAGGATGCCATCGATGGGGTTGCCACCCGCTGGACGGACAGCGATATCGCGAAAATCCGCGCGGGCATCGATAGCAAATACAAAGACCCGAAAACGCCGAAGGGCAGGCAATATACTACGCCCGCCGGTAGTAAAGCAGAAGAAGGGGCGCAGGCGGAGCTGCTAACGCTGCAGGCGCAGCTTAAAACCCTGCAGCAGCATACCGACGTTAACGATGTGATCAGTAAGCAGCGCCGCGATCTCTGGCAGACGGAAAATCAGTATGCCGTTTTACAGGAGGCCGCCGGCCGCCGCCAGTTGTCCACGCAGGAAAAATCCCTGCTGGCCCACAAAAATGAAACGCTGGAATACAAACGCCAGCTGGCCGATCTCGGTGATAAGGTCGCCCGGCAGCAGAAGCTGAATAATCTGGCTGATCAGGCCAATAAATTCGCGCAGCAGCAGAGTGCGATCCGGGCGGGGATCAAGGCTCAGGCCGAGGGGCTTTCTGGCAGGGAGTCGAACAGAAGGAGCACGCTTGAAAAGCTGAGTGAAACGTACGCCTTCAATCCTGATGCGCAGCGGAAGGTGCTGGCGGAACAGCAAGCCACCTATGAAGCTGAGGATGCATTGCGCGGTAACTGGCTGGCCGGCGCCAAACAGGGCTGGGCGGAGTATCAGGATTCGGCCACAGATGTTTTCTCATCTGTGAAAGATATTTCTCAGGCCACATTCAGTGGTCTGGCTAACCAGCTGACAGCGCTGACAACAACCGGAAAGGCGAGCTTTAAGGAGTTCACCACATCCATTCTGAAGATGATTGTTCAGGTCATCAATCAGCTGATCGTGGCCTATACCATTCAGGCGGCTATGGGGTGGATCAACGGTAGCGCAAGCAATACGTCTTCCGGGCAATCAGTTCCGGTACCCTCTTATCGTCCGCCAGGATACGACGGCGGCGGCTACACTGGCCACGGCGGTAAATATGAGCCTGCTGGCGTTGTGCACCGCGGTGAGTTTGTATTCACCAAAGAGGCGACCAGCCGCATTGGGGTGAGCAATCTTTACCGGATGATGCGCGGTTATGCTGCCGGCGGGTATGTCGGCAACGCTGCCAGCCCGGCGAGTGTCTCCCCTGGCGGTGTGATGGTCAACATGGGGGGCGTCTATATCAGCAGCGGGAGCGAACAGCAGTCTACGCAGCGGTCAGCGATTGACAGTAACGGTATCCTTAAGCAACTGAAACCCGCCATCATCAGCGTCGTCAGCGAACAGGCCCAACGGCCCGGGACGCCGCTGTGGAAGGCAATAAAAGAAGGGCGTTAATACCTGAGGCCGCTTTGCGGCTTTTTTACTGGCTGAGATAAAGGATATTTATGACTATTGAAACATTCTCCTGGCGAATTCAGGCCGCCAGTCAGCCTGCGATAACTAGTAAGGATAATATTCGCAGGGCGCAATTTGGCGACGGTTATGCGCAGGTTTCAGGGGAAGGAATAAACCCGGAAACCTTAAATTATGCATTTTCATTTTCAGGGGATCTGCAAACCGCGCTGGATATTTATAAATTCCTGCGGCGTCATAAAACCAAATCATTTGCGTTTAAGCCACCGTATGACGAGCTGGCGCTCTGGAGGGTACAGGCTGATAGCCTGCAAAAAAACGTTCTGAATAACAGAATCATGACAGTCACCGCAACATTTGAACAGGCATTCGCACCATGAGTCTTCACGCTGATTATCAGAAACTGGAGCCGGGAGATGAAATCCGGCTTTTCGAAATTGATGGTAGTGCTTTTAATATGGGGGATATTTTATATTTCCACGGATATAACATTCCCCATACTGAAGCGGAAATTTTAGCCGCTGGTGGCGATGAATCGAAGCTGCCAGCTAAAAGTATCTGGTGGCAAGGTACTGAATATAAAGCGTGGCCGTGTGAATTAGAGGGTATCGAATCATCAACATCGGGAAGCGATGCGCAACCGACTCTACGGGTGGGCAACATTAACGGGTCGATATCCGCGTTGTGCCTATATTATGACGACCTGGCACAGGCTCGCGTTACCATCCGTGAGACGCAAAAACAATATCTTGACTCACGAAACTTTTCGGAAGAAAACTCAACCGCAGATCCGACGCAGGAAAAACGGCATCTGTATTTTATTGATACTAAAAGCCTTGAAACCGACGAATTGATCGAGTTTACGCTTTCCAGTCCGATGGATCTGCAGGGGGTTTTGATTCCGACCCGGCAATATCACTCGCTTTGCACCTGGTGTATTCGCAATAAATACCGCAGTGGTGATGGTTGCGACTATGCCGGCACGCGCTATTTCGACAAAAACAACAAGCCGGTTGATGACCCATCGAAGGACGTCTGCAATGGGACGCTCTCGGCGTGCAAATTGCGCTTTGGCGATAACAACGAACTGCCGTTTGGTGGTTTCCCTGGCACGTCCCTGATAAGGAGCTGATATGCGGCAGAAGACGATTAATGCGATACAAGCTCATGCCGCTGCTGATTACCCGCGTGAGGCATGCGGCTTGATTGCTCAAAAGGGCCGAGTGGAGCGCTATTTCCCCTGCCGGAATCAGGCCCGCGAGCCGAGCGATAATTTTATTCTGGCGCCGGAGGATTACGCAGAAGTCGAGGACTGGGGCGTGATCATCGGTATTGTTCACAGCCATCCGGATGCAACGACGCAGCCCAGCGAACTGGATAAAGCGCAATGCGATGCCACTCTGCTACCGTGGCATATCATCAGCTGGCCGGAAGGCGATCTCCGTACCATCCACCCGCGCGGTGAGCTGCCACTCATCGAGCGCCCGTTCGTACTTGGCCATTACGATTGCTGGGGCCTCGTGATGAGCTACTTCCGCCAGACCCACGGTATCGAGTTGCACGATTATCGCGTCGATTATCCCTGGTGGGAAAATGAATATCCTGACAACTTTTATCAGGACTGCTGGTATGAATGTGGGTTCAGGGAGTTTGATGGCCCGCCGCAGCCGGGCGATATGGTCATCATGCAGGTACAGGCTGAAAAGTGGAACCATGCGGGGATTTTACTTGAAGGGAACATGCTGCTTCACCACCTTTATGGTCACCTTAGCAAGCGTGTGCCGTATGGCGGATACTGGCTTGAAAGGACAATGAAAATCGTTCGTTATCATTCTCTGTGTTAAGCTTTGAGGAAAATGAAATCCGAAAAGGAAACGGAGATGAAAAAAAAACTAGTAACTCTTTCATTTTTGCTCTTGGTTGGATGCTCTACTGAGCCAGTACTCCCTCAGAATGCAAAAGAAGTACAGCCCTCATCTGAATTTCAGAAAAAAGCGGATACTACTGCGGTGACTATTATTCGTGATAAGGGTTTTGTCTCTGGAGGCTGTGCTATTACATCTTATATTGACGGAAAGCGCTTAGCTGAACTCGATACAGGAGAAAAAGTCACAGCTTATATACCCGCTGGACCTGTGATAGTTGGAGCTGGGTTTGAAGGAAGAGGTTTATGTAATGGTGCGCCAAAGAGAGAACGGGAGTTTGTAGTCAAAGAAAACACACCTCGCAATCTGAGGATTTTTATTGACCAAAGTGGTAATGTTGACATTTTACCAATGTCACAAAATTAACGCTTTTGAATAAATAATATAGCCACCTTTTTAAGGTGGCTTTTTGTTGGGTGTAATATGCCAGAATTAATGACTGAAATAGAACTAAGTGGAGTTTTAGGTAAGAAGTTTGGCGTTCATCATCAGAGGATTATTAGTACAACTAGCGAAGCCATTAAGGCTTTATGTTGCACTCTGGAAGGCTTCGAGAAGTTTTTAAATAACAGCAAGGATAAAGGGCTGACTTTTGCTGTTTTTAAGGGTAAAAAAAATATCTGTCTGGATGAATTGGGGTTTCCTGTTACAGGTGAAGTAATTCGTATCGTCCCTGTCGTAATTGGTAGTAAAAAAGCAGGTGTTTTTCAAACTATTTTAGGTGCTGTACTTGTTGTTGCAGGGGCAATTGGTATGTTTACCCCCATTGGGCAAGCCCTTGGCGGTGCTGCATGGGGGCAATACGCTATGATGGCCGGCGCATCAATGATGCTAGGTGGTGTGGTTCAGATGCTTTCCCCGCAACCTGCAGGTCTGGCCCGAAAAGAGTCCCCCGAGAACAAAGCCTCCTATGCCTTTGGTGGGGTGACTAATACCGCATCACAGGGCTATCCGGTTGGCCTTCTTTATGGCAAACGGCGAATTGGCGGGGCGATTATTTCCGCCGGAATTTATGTCGAAGACCAGCAATAAATAATCAGTCAGTATCTCCCTTCAGTACAGGCCACCTTGCGGTGGCTTTTTTTATGGACGCAATATGGCAAATAACATAATCAAAGGGCGCAAAGGTGGCAGCTCAAGCCAGCGCACGCCGACGGAGCAGCCGGATGATTTACAGTCCGTAGCAAAAGCCAAAATTCTCATCGCGCTGGGCGAGGGAGAGTTTGCAGGTGAATTAACAGGTAAAGATATTTATCTCGATGGTACGCCCTTATTAAATGCCGATGGAACGGAGAACTTTTCCGGTGTGGCGTGGGAATTCCGTCCTGGAACACAGGCACAAAAGTATATTCAGGGTATTCCCGGTACTGAAAATGAAATCAGCGTCGGAACGGAAATATCCAGCGAAACTGCCTGGTCTCACACTTTCACGAATACCCAACTCTCCGCCGTTCGCGTCAGATTGAAATGGCCTTCACTGATGAAGCAGGAAGACGACGGGGACGTGGTGGGGAATACTGTTAAATATGCCATCGATTTACAGACGGATGGCGGAGCCTGGCAGACCGTGCTGGAAACGGCAGTTACCGGGAAAACCACCTCCGGCTATGAGCGTAGCCATCGTATCGACCTGCCGCAAGCAGGGAGTACATGGACGCTTCGCCTGCGGAAAGTCTCGCCGGACGCCAACAGCGTCAAAATCGGCGATGTGATGACGCTCCAGAGCTACACAGAGGTGATCGACGCGAAGCTGCGCTATCCGCATACCGCTTTGCTCTATATTGAGTTCGACTCCAGCCAGTTCAACGGCTCCATCCCACAGATTTCATGCGAGCCGCGCGGGCGCGTGATCCGCGTTCCGGATAACTACAATCCGGAGACCCGCGATTATACTGGCACCTGGACCGGCGGGTTTAAATGGGCCTGGACAGACAACCCGGCATGGATTTATTACGACATTGTTGTCTCAGACCGGTTTGGCCTCGGGAACCGCCTGACAAGCGCCAATATTTCTAAATGGACGCTGTACCAGATTGCGCAGTATTGCGATCAGATGGTTCCGGATGGCAGGGGCGGCGATGGCATGGAGCCTCGCTATCTCTGTAACGTCTATGTCCAGGAACGCAACGACGCTTACACCGTACTGCGTGATTTTGCCGCTATTTTCAGGGGGATGACATGCTGGAGCGGTGAGCAGATTGTTGTGCAGGCGGATATGCCGCGTGATGTCGATTTCAACTATACGCGGGCGAATATCATTGGTAAACCGCGCTATTCGAGCAGCACCAGCAAGGCTCGCTACACTAACGCGCTCGTATCCTGGTCTGACCCGGCGAACGCGTATGCTGATGCGATGGAACCGGCGTTTGTTCCGGAGCTGGTTTCCCGCTACAGCTTTAACCAGCTCGAAGTGACGGCCATCGGGTGTACCCGGCAGAGCGAAGCCCACAGGAAAGGGCTGTGGGGCATTCTGACAAACAACAAAGACCGGATGGTTGAGATTGATGTTGGTCTCGATGGCAAAATCCCGCAGCCAGGTTATATCATCAGCCTTGCCGATGAGTTGCTGGCCGGACGTGTGAATGGCGGGCGTATCAGCGCGGTTAATGGCCGGGTGATTACGCTCGATCGTGATGTCGATGCAAAAGCCGGGGACCGACTACAGCTTAATCTTCCGTCCGGGATTTCCCAGGCCCGGTCCATTCAGTCAGTGAACGGTCGACGGCAGATAACAGTCACTACGGCGTACAGTGAGACGCCGGAAGCAGAATGCGTCTGGGTTATTGAGTCCGACGATCTGTATACACAGCAGTACCGCGTTATCGGTGTAAAGGACAACAACAACGCCACGTATACAATCACCGGCGTGGCCCACGACCCGGACAAATTCCCGCGTATCGATACCGGCGCGATCATCGACCAGCGCCCGATTAGCGTCATTCCGCCAGGAAACCAGGCTCCGCCGGATGGTATCCTTCTGACGTCCTTCTCTGTGGTGAATCAGGGTATCAGCGTCGAAACCCTGCAGGCCAACTGGAACGCCGCTCAAAATGCTATCGCATATGAGGCTCAATGGCGTCGAAATGATGGCAACTGGATTAACGTGCCGCGCAGCTCGACCACGTCATTTGAGGTCAGCGGCATTTATGCCGGTCGTTATCTGGTACGCGTCCGCGCGATCAACGCTGCTGAAATTTCCAGTGGCTGGGCGTACTCGGAAGAGAAGACGCTGACAGGGAAAGTCGGTGAGCCACTGCCGCCGCTGGCGTTGACGACCGTTTCACTGACCGCTGGTATCGAGATCCGCTGGGAGTTCCCGGAAGGTTCCGAAGATACCCAGCGCACAGAGCTGCAGTACAGCCCGGACAAGAGCGGGAACGGCGCGATGTCGCTGACAGATTTAGCGTATCCGGGCAAGCAGTATCAGCAGATGGGCCTGCAGATTGCTACGCAGTTCTGGTATCGCGCACGCCTTGTCGACCGCCTGGGCAATGTCTCGCCGTGGACCAGCTGGGTGCAGGGCATGTCCAGCGATAACGTTGATGACTATTACCAGCAGCTCGACGATGCGCTGAAAGGCTCGGATACTTATGAGGAACTGAACAAAGGTATTCAGGACAACAGTGCTGCGGCCGACGCTGCGCAGCAGGCTGCGGACGCCGCGCAGGGAGCCGCTGACCAGGCGGCGAAGGACGTCGCCGCGCAGGGTGCTATTGTCACGCAGCAGGGCAAAGACTTAACGGCAGCAATCTCAAAGGGCAACACCACAGCTGCAGGACTGGCGCAGGAAGTCAAAGACCGCGCGGCTGGTGACGCCGCGACCGCCTCTGACGCAGCGAAAAAAGTCGCCGATGCAGTAGCGAAGGCCGAAACAGACGACGCCGCCGTGGCTAAGAAAGCCGCCGATGACCTTCTGGCACAGAAGAACGCCGTCGACGCGCAGATCCAGACGGTAAATACCACGATTCAGAACGTCAACGATTCCCTGGCGTTGCAAATCGCGTCTCTCAGCGCGGGATCTGGAGAACAATTCGACTTCACCTCGATCTCTTATTTCGATAAAGACTCCGAAGGATGGGCCGAGGATGATAGCTGGAAATTACCGCTGCCGATTACATCTGATGGCTGGCTGATTCCGGCAGGACCAACCGGCACAATGCGCAGCCCGAACGCCACCAAAATCGACGCAACAGCGTATAAATACATTCGCTTTCGCGTCCGCAAAATCGGCTCGCCGTCGTGGAATCTTCGCCTGTGGTGGACCGGCCAGACTGAACAAGGATGGGTCGATGCTCGCCGAATCACCGTACCTGAACCACAATTCGACCCGGCCACAGGGATCGCCGTGGTGTCTATCGCGGACATCCCCTGGACCGCATCGGCAGACATCCGTCGTGTACGCCTGGACTTCAATACGGCGGGCCTGTCCACGGCTAACCACTTTGAGGTCGACTGGTTCGCCGTGGGCCGCCCGACTCCGGGGGCGTCACAGGCTCAGATCCAGGAACTACGCCAGGCAATGACCGATGCCGATAGCGCCGAGGCTACCACCCGCAATCAATTAGCGGTCCAGCTTCGCGGCACGCAGACTGGCACCAACCCGGACTTGCTGACCAGCGGCCTGATTTACGAAGAGCGCAAAATTCGCGTAACAGCGGAGAAGGCGATCGGCTCTCGCGTGGACACGTTGCGCGTGGACTACGATAAATCAACGGCAGCGGCCTCGTCTCGCATGGACACTATCGCCAGCGATCTCGAAGCCACCGCGAGCAAAACGGACCAGGTAGCCGCTGATCTCGCCGCCGCTAACGGTGTTATCGCCGGGCATACGACCGCGATTCAGAACATCGAAGCGAAGAATACCGCGCAGGACGGCACGATCGCATCCCAGGGTCAGAGCATTACCGGTCTTAACTCCAGGCTGGACAACATGCGCGTGGGCGGGGCCAACCTGCTGCCGAATTCGGGCGAGTTGATCGGCTACGGCAACGCCAGCAAATCAGAGCGGTTCAAAGGCAATGCCAGCCTGGCTATCTCGGTCGCGGCGAACGGCACCGCGTACAATCAGACAGAGGTCACACTTGCCGCACCGGTTGACGGTACCGAGTACGTCTATTCGTTCTATGCGAAAGGGTCCGTTGCGCTGACATTTAACGCCTATTTCTACAACCCGAATACCACCGGATCATGGGAAACCAGCCAGGGCAAGAAAGGATCTGCCGGTGATGGTGGTGTGACTTTCGATATTACCACCGGATGGCAGCGCTATTGGGTCAAATGGAAACAGACCGCCGGAACCGGCACAAAACGTTTGCTGTTGGGACGTCTGCAACCGGCTAATGTCGCGCGTACGCTGTTCATCAACTCGCCTAAATTCGAAGTGGGTAACGTCGCCACCGAGTGGAGCGAAGCGCCGCAGGACAACGCCACCGCTGAAGCCATGACCGGGCTAACCACCAGGGTAACCGCTGCCGAAGGTAAGTTAGAAACGACGTCAAACCAGACGACGAACCTTATCAACCGCCTGAACACCGGCAACTTGCTACTGAACGGTGACGCGACCGCCAGTATCTCATCGTGGACGTTATCCGGCTCAGGCGACGGCGCGCCGGTATTCGACGCTACGCAGAAGGCGCTGACCACCGATAAACCGGCGTGCCGCGTAGCGAACGGTACGAAAGTACCCGTAGAAGCCGGGCAGACGCTTACCCTGTCCTTTGATGTCAAAGTGTCAGATGCCACGATCAGCACCGGCACGCAGATGTTTAATATTGGCCTGATTAAAACGTGGAGTGACCCGACCACGTGGTTAGTGAATAAATTCGACTGGAATTCCGGCCTTACCACCGCCTGGCAGACGAAAACTATCACGCTGAAGATCCCGAATGATTTCCCCGGACAGTGGGTCTATCTGCGCATGGCGTGCGGCGGCTGGACTCCGGCGGCGGCCCGCTTCTATTTCCGCAACTTCATGCTGTCAGCATCTAACGGGATCGCCGGGATGGCGTCGGCGCAAGCCGTTACGGATCTATCATCCCGCGTAACGAAGACGGAGAAGGATATCACCACACAAGCCGGGCAAATCACCAGCCTGGGCGGGCGCATCGATTCGACTAACGCAGAAGTCGCGAAGAAGGCGACCACGGCAGCCGTTGACGCGCTGAAGGCCACGGTAACGCAGCAGGGCAAAGATATTACCGCGCAGGCCGAGCGAACCACTAACCTGTCTAACACCGTCAATGCGAACAAGAAAGACGCGGATGACAAAAACACCGCCCAGGGCCAGGCTATTTCTGGATTGTCGCAACGTGTTACCAATGCCGAAGGTGCGCTATCGACGCAGTCTCAGCAGTTAACCAGTCTGGACGGTAAGATTGACACGGTTAAAACCGACCTCAATAAAACCATTGCCACTAAGGCCGATGGCTCCACGGTTTCCGCGCTATCGCAGACCGTGACGCAGCAGGGTAAGGACATCAAGACGACCAGCGACGCGATAACGTCGCTGAAAGGCCGCGTGAGTACAGTAGAAGGTGAAGTAGCGAAGGCGGCGACGGTAGAAGCGCTGAACCAGCTAACCACCCGCGTGACTTCTGCCGAGGGCAAGCTGACCACGACAGGCCAGCAGATCACCGGCATCAATGCCACGCTCAACGCCACGTCTGCTTCGGGCGGTGACTACATCCTCAACCCGACATTTGATCCGGCATATGAAAGCTATGGCTTTACCCGCCGCGACACCGTGGATAACTCCGACAACGATAATATCCCGTACGATGCGGATATCCCGGCGGGATGCCCTAACCGTTATGTCGTCATGATCAACCGCCGTGACCACTTCCCGACGTTCCCGGCGATCCCGGTCAAACCTGGCCAGGTCTTCGAAATGACCGCATGGGTCGCCGCGCGCGCCGACGCCACTGCGCCGTTTAACCTGTATATCGCGAGTACCACCACGCCGACCGGCGGCGGTACCGCGCGCAACTTTTACGGTAACGTTGCGCCGACGCAGACCTGGAAAAAGCTGGTATGGCGCTGGACGGTCCCGGCTACGTGGACCTATGGATATCTGCGCCCGTTCTTGCAGATCAACCAGTCCAGCCCGTTCGGGTCCACATGGTACGTCACCGACTGGCACTTGCGCGAAGTCACCGCCGCCCAGGAGGCCAAAGCTGCCGCAGATGCCGCTGCCGGTAGTGTGTCGAGCCTGTCTGGTACGGTCACGCAACAGGGCAAAGACATCAAGTCAAACAGTGACGCTATTACTGCCGTAACAGGCCGCGTGACCAACGTCGAGAAGGCCGCCAGCGCGAATAGCCAGGCCGTCACGAAGCTGGAACAGACCACCACGCAGCAGGGTAAAGACATCGACACGAACAGCCAGGCGATCACCACCGTGGGCGGTTGGATAGATGCGCTTCGTGATGTAGGCGATCAGATGGTCCCCAACTTTGATTTCCGCAACGGTACTGTAGGATGGCAGATTAACGGCACCAGCGGCGGGTCAACGGTTACATTCGGCGACTTTGGCGCGGGTAAGCCAGGTGTGCGTCTGGTTAAAACAGCGTCAGGCGGCAACCCGGCGATCTTCGTAAACGAGAAACATGCGTTTCCGATGAACGGTAAACGCTCCTACCGCATGGTTGTGAAAGCGAAGGGCGCGAAGGCGGGTAATTCTCTTCTCATGCGTCGATGGAACAATAAGGACAACGTAGAAGAGGGGACCTATTACGACAAACAAAATACTGTTTCCACTGGCTGGGCGTTGTATACATTCGACTTCAAAAGTGCGTCGAATACAGCTAACGGCGCCGCCTTCGGGATCTACTGCTACCCGGAAGCGAATACCCTCGACGTGGATTATGTGGCGGTCTATGACATCACTGACGCGATCGAGATAGAGGCCAACGCCAGCGCAACGCAGACGCTTACCCAGCGCGTCACGCAGACCGAGAAGGACATCACAGCAAACGCAGCAGCTACCACCGCAGTATCCTCTAACCTCACGGCAGCGCTGGCGGACATCGATAATAAGATGGCCGGTAATCTTGTCGCGAATGGCGGCTTCGAGCGAGGCCTGGACTCCTGGACGCAAGGCTCAACCACCGTTGCCACTGTTATCGACGCGCAGTCGCCGCACTCAGGCGGTCGTATCCTGAAGCTGTCCGCACACAACTCCGCGCAGGACACCATTGCGCAGAAGTATGACATCCCGATCCAGAAAGGCCGCACGTATAAGCTGGGCGGGTGGATTCGTGCCGATGGCAATGCCGAGATGCCATCGACGGCGCAGGGCAATAACAAAATCCGCATGGGTATCACCGGCCAGACCAACCCGGTTATCGAAGTCCAGTTTGACCCGAAAAACTACCAGACCGGATCGCAGTGGACAGAGATTAGTAAGACATGGAAAGCGACGGCCACCACGTTCGCCCAGGTCAGCTTCATGGCGTTACTGTCCAAAGGTAACCTCTATGTTGATGATCTCTATCTGCTGGATGTCACCGACTCGGTAGACATCGCGGCAAATGCTGCCGGCATCTCTACTATTCAGACCACGGTCAAGAACCAGGGCGACCTTATCAGCGCCCAGGCTGACGCGGTGACACAGGTTAAAGCGGACCTCGGGACCGTGTCGCAGAAGTCTCTGAACCCGTTCATTGACGGCTCGTTTGAATCGTATGCAGATAACCAGCGGATCGCAGGTGCGCAGTTCATCGCGACGACGCAGGCAAAGCGCGATGGCAGCAAGTCCGGTAAGGTGACCCGTAACAGCGGTGAAACCGGGAACAGCGACAAGACAACCGGTACCTGGTTAGCTATTCGTAGCGGCGGTAAATATCGTTTCAGCGCATGGGTGATGATGCAAGGGACTGAATCCCCGCCGTCTGGCTGGTCTATGGCGATCGGTATGATGACACGCGGCGAAGGTGGTTCCGGTAACTCTTGGCCAGCAGGGATTGTGGTAAACGACACCGCAACTTCCCTGGGGGGGAAACGTGATCAATGGGTCCAGGTGACCGGCGTCGCAACTATCTCCGGCACCCACGCACAGGGCGTTTTGTGGGTCTCGTGCCGTGGTACGTCAGGCGGTGCCGGGTATTCGCTATTCATTGACGGTCTGACCATCGTCGATGTGACCGATGCACAGGATGCGAAAGCGGACGCAAAAGCCGCCGCCGATGCCACAACAGCCCTCTCTGCCACCGTGAGGCAGCAGGGTGATGATATCAAGGCACAGGCCGGGCAAACCTCCAGCCTGGTCTCACGTGTAGGCGATGCAGAGTCGCGTATCACAAAGCAGGACGAAACGATCGCCGCAAACGGCCTGGCGATGTCGAACGGCTTTAACCAGATGCGCAGCATGATTGGTGACAACAGCGCTGCAATTACAACGACGAGCAAAACCGTTGCTGACCTGGAAAAATCAACCACTGAGCAGATCACCACGCTGACCTCTCAGGTCGGGGATATGTCAGCGACCGTTCAGCAGACGGCATCAACCGTGGCAGATTTAAACGGAAAACTGGGTGCGCAATGGGGCGTGAAGGTCAACACGTCTTCCGGCGGCAAGAACTACGTTGCGGGGATTCAGCTGGGGATTAACGGCAGCGGGCAATCACAATTCCTGGTGCAGGCTGACCAGTTCGGTGTTTATGTGCCCAACGGCGATAAAAGCAATCTGGCCTTCGGTGTCGACGGGAACGGCGCATATATGCAGCAGGCGATGGCCCGAAATCTGGTCATCGACTTTGCGCAGATTAGCAATAATATCCAGTCGACAAACTGGAACGGCGACACCGCCGGGTGGGCGATCAACAAGGCCGGTTCAGCGGTATTTAATAACGTGACCATTCGCGGACATGTTGAGGCGTCAAGCGGATCATTCCGTGGAACAATCGACGCTACCGATGGGACATTCAGGGGGACCGTGCAGGCAAGCAATTTTATCGGAGACATTTGCTCTGCTGGGGTGTTCAAGAATGGGGTAAGACCCGACATTACTCACTATGATTCTGGCGTGGGGCTATCTAAAACTTATGCCGTCTCCGCCGTTGTCGCCTGTGATGTGAATTTTGTGGGCAAAATCATGGTATGGATTAAAGGTGAGAAGGTAAACGAGTTTAGTGTGACTTCCGCAGCGTCTAACGCATCAACTCGCTATATCCCTGTGATGGGAGTTAAGGCCGGAATTACAGATCAGAACGTCAGATGTGAGCTTACGGTAGAGGGAAGCGGTATTTATAGGTGGGCGGGCGGTTTTGCACTTATGACCCGCTCGACAGGTTCATGGAGATAATTAAAAAAATGGAGCGGCCCCTTCGGGGGCCGAAATCAACATGGCAACAATCAGCGACGCATTAGCAGCCAGCATTCAGAAGTGCTTCGACAGAACTTATACAGACCTGGCCAATCAGCAGCAATTTCTATTCGGCTCCGGTAACGTGACGGTAACTAAACCGGATGGCACGACCGGGACTGTGAAATCGTGGTCGCAATTCCTGAGCGAATATAGCACCCGGCAGACTGCAATCGACAATGCCCTGAAAGGCGTGGCGAAGACTACTGTAACAAACACATTTACGCAGCCGCAGACGTTTAGTAAGGGCGTGACGTTCAGCGCCACTATTACAGCGGCAGGGCAAATACTCAGGAAGAACAGCAGTACGCAGTTCACTGCGATTGATGCCGGGAATCTGGAGATCAGCAGCGACACCGCGCCGTTTATTGATTTTCACCACAAAGGTAGCGCTGCTGACTACACACACCGGATCATCACTGAAGACGGCGCGCTGGCTATTTATCCGGGTTTGCGCGTCCGTGGCGGATTCGGGATTTACTCGGGAGCATCAACGATTTATAGCGGCTCTTATTCGCTGGGGTATGTTTCAAGGCTTGATGTCGATCCGACAAAACCGGCGAATGGGGCGATTGTTGCCACCCCGCAAACTCTGTACAGGTTCAACTACCGGGGGGGTGACAGTAACGGCGACTCAGGCGCAGCAGGATCGTGGTACGAAGAGCAGGTAGGCACAAACCACAGGTATGTTTTGATGGTTCGCGGCTACGCTAACGCGGTTCAGTACTGGCAGTTCCTGAACGATGGGAGAATCTACAGCAGCCAGAACGGGAACGTTCAGTTCCAGGGCACATCGGATGCGAGGTTAAAGCATGACATTCAACCGACTGACGGCCAGCTGTCTTTTGAACGCATTCGTCAGCTTGAGCTGGTGACGTTCGTCTATAACGACGACGAGCAGAACAGAACGCGCCGGGGAATAACCGCGCAGCAGGCACAGCAGGTCGATCAACAGTATGTTAAGCAGATTAACACGTCGTATATGCTCAACGGTGAGAGGGTGGACGATGACCGCCTGCAGCTCGATAACAACGTGCTCTTGATGGATACACTGGCGGCGGTAAAAGTGCTGATTAAGCGAGTAGATGATTTAGAAACTAAGCTAAACAATATCTTAGGATAAACCCGGATAGCAGCCCTGATTTTTCTTTTCTTCTCCTTCCTCGTCATCTTTACTGTATGTATATACAGTATATATACTGTAATTATGTACAGCATCAAGAAAGAAAGGAGTTAACCTATGGGCTTTCCATCTCCAGCAGCAGATTACGAAGAAATGCGAATTTCGCTTGATGAAAAATTCATTAAGCATCCGGCGGCTACGTATTTTATGCGGGCTGCAAACACCTGTTATCGGGCGGGTATTTTACAAGGTGCTCTTCTCGTCATCGATGCGTCACTTAAGCCATGCGATGGCACTCTGCTTGTATGTGCAATGGCTGGGGAATTCAGAGTCAAGCGCTACCGGCTGGTGCCAAAACCTCATCTTGAGGACCTGACATCAGGGAGAAAAGAGCCGCTGCCGAGCCAAGAGGATAATTGTCCACCACCTGTTTTCGGTGTGATCACGTACATAATCAATGATGCGCGATTGGGTGAGTTTGATGATTGCCCTGTTATGTGA